AAGACATAAATTATAAATTATCTGATTTGACTCTAAAGGCAATTGAGGTATATAAAGAGTTTATGTTAAACGCATCATCTAGTTATGATGATTATTTAAAAGCAGACAGATTATTAACTAAGATTAAAAGATTCTTAGATGAAGTAGATCCTAATGAAAGAGATAAATCTAATAAACCAGTTCATAAAGCATCTGAGCTAATTAGTGCTGCTAAGAATTTATTAAGTCTGTCATCTGATTTAAGTTTGTTTAAGGAAAAAGTAATGTCTGATACATTGCATTCAACAAATAAAACAAGTAAACAAATTAGTGATTTTGAAAGATGATACGTAATGAACAAGGTGAATGGTTGAATACAGATGTCTTTAGACAGGAAGCTATTCAATTTTTAAAACATGGGTATTATACTGATGCGCCTGAAGGAAGTCATGAGTTTAAAGAATATTGGCAAACTCAATTAGAACGATGTAGAAATGGATATGAAATTGATGGTGTAAGAATAACTGGTCATCATTATCATTACTTAAACTTTTGTCAAATTAAACTTACAGATGAAGGTGATTCTAAAAATGTAAGAACATCTAAAAAGATTAAAACATTTCCTAATTTTTATGATGGAGATTATGATTTCTTTTGGTCATATGAAATAGCAGAAAAAGGAATTGACAAAGATGAATACCATAGACTACAATTAAAAGTAAGTGTAAAAGAAGATAATTTAGATGGTGGTAGGTATTTAATTTGTGTAAAGGCAAGACGTAAAGGATATTCTTATAAATCGGCATCTATATGTGCTAATATATATAATACAGTTAGAAACTCATTAGTTCTAATTGGTGCAGGTATAGAGATGTATGCAATGGGTAACTTTAAGATGGTAAAGGATTACCTTAACTTTCATAATAAACATTGTCCTGGTTTCAGAAAGAATAGATTAATTGATACAAAAGATCATATTAAATCTGGATTCTATGAAGAAATAAATGGAGTTAAAACTGAAGGTGGTTATGGATCTGAAATAATGATTATATCATTTAAAGATAATGCCGATGCGGCGAGGGGAAAAGACGCCAACCTAGTCATATTTGAGGAAGGTGGTAAATTTAATAATTTAAAAGATTCGTTTTATGCAACAGATGATACCTTAAGAGATGGTAAATATATTTCTGGTATGGCATTAATATTTGGTACATCTGGGGATATGGAGAAAGGTGGTACATTAGATTTATCGACTATGTTTTATGATCCAGAACAGTTTAACTGTTTAGCTTTTGATAATATATGGGATACTAATGCTAAAGGTTCTTATGCTGGGCTATTTCATCCTGCTCATTTAAACATGGTAGGGTTTATGTCTAAGCAAGGTAATTCTAAATATAAAGAAGCATTAAATCATATTAATGATGAGATTGAAAAAAGACGTAAATCAGGTAAAGGTAGTATCACTGTTAAAAAATATCTTACTGAAAATCCACGTACACCAGCAGAAGCATTCAGCATTAGTTCTAATAATGACTTTCCAACAGTAGAATTAGATGCTCAATTAAATTATATAATGGCTAATAATTTACATGTAAAGTTATCTACTCCTGTAACTTTATCAAGAGGATTAGATGGTAAAGTAAAGGCAGAACCAGATTATAATAGCAAATTAATACCAATATGGACAGATAGACCTGATCCGTCAGCATTAGAAGGGTCAGTTGTTATATATGAATTTCCAGTTGCAAATGCACCTAAAGGATTATATAAAATAGGATATGATCCATATAGACAAGATCAAGGTACTTCTTTAGCGTGTATTATAGTTTATAAATCTAACAATCGATTTGAAGGTTGTAGAGATGAAATAGTAGCTAAATACTTAGGCAGACCTAAAACAGCAGATGAATGTAATAGAATAGCAGAAATGCTTACCGAGTTTTACAATACAGAATTAATGTATGAAAATGAAGTTGTAGAGGTAAAGAATTACTTTGAGCGAAGAAAGAAGTTACATCTATTAGCATTACAACCAGATTCTGTAATCAGTACTAATATTAAAAACTCAAAAGTAAGAAGAGTTTATGGTTGTCACATGAATGAGAAAATGAAAGATGCTGGTGAAAAATATATAAAGAAATGGTTGCTAGAAGAACGGGATGTAGATGAAGATGGTAACGTAATTTTAAATCTACATAAAATGTATGATCCAGTATTAATTAAAGAATTAATTAATTATAATCGTAAAGGCAATTTCGATAATTGTATGGCATTTATGCAAGTAATGTTTCAACTAGAAGAAGAAGTACTTGATAAAGTTTATGAGAAAAAAGAAGTTAATAATGTAGCTAATGAAATTTCAAATTTTTTTAATATATATAGAAAATGATAAATGATAAAGTTTTAAACTTTGGTGAGGTAGCAATGGATCGTAGAGATGACATTACTCAAGCTCAAAAAGAAGCTAAATCTTTTGCTTGGTATAAATCAAGAATGAATAGCATTGGGGTATTAAATGGTACTAATGTAGTAATTCCTTCTGAAAATGGTTTTATTAATAATGATCCATATGGTATGCAAATCAATTATGATTTATACAATGGTAAGCTACATAGAGAAGACATGTCGGCTACTTATAAAATAGGTGGTATAGATTTAGAAGTTCCAAAAGATATTTCTCATAGAGATATAATTTCACCAATAATTAAGTTCCTAGAAGGAATGGAAGTTAAACGTCCTTTTCGATGGAAAGTAGTAGCTACTAACCCAGAAGCAACTACAAGAAAAGAAGAAGAGAAGTTTAAAAAAATTGCTGAGTTTGTAGTTCAAGAAATAAAAAAAGGAATTTCTATAGAAGTAGAAAGACAGAGGAAAGAAATGGAAATGCAGATGCTAGAGCAAAACAAAGTTCAAGCACAACAATCCGAACAGCCTCAACAACAAGAGATGTCAGACCAAGCAGATCCTCAACAACAACCATTAGAGCGACCTCAGGCGAGTTTAACTCCTGATCAACAAAAGCAAATTGAACAGTTTGTAGAGGAACAAACTAAAGCTATGACTCCTCCAGAAGTAGATACTTACATGAAGAGAAAGCATCAAGATCCAGCTGAAATATTAGCAAATCAACTATTGAACTATTTAAGAAGGAAAGAGAATCTTGAATACAAATTTCAAAAAGGTTGGAAGCATGCGTTGATAACAGGTATGGAAGTATTTAGAATTAAAGAAGGTCACGATTCATTAGTAGTGGATGTTGTCAATCCATTAAATTTTAGATTTGCTAGAAATTTAAAATCAGAATACATCGAAGATGCTGATTGGGTTAGTTACACAAGATATTTGACCCCTTCAGAGATTATATCTGAATATCCAGAGCTTACAGAACAACAAAGAAAAGAGATATATCAATACAACATTAATTCAGCTGTAGGACAGAATGGTGATTTCTTTTCGCATGGTACAGTTAATTATAATGCAGGTCATCCTATAAGTGGTAATTATGGTCATATTAATGAATCATCTAATTATCTAAGAGAAACTGGTATTGCTGTATTACATGTACAATTTAGATCTTTGAAAAAGATTGGTTTTTTAAAGTATTTAGATATGGAAACAGGTATGGAATTAGAAACTATTGTTGATGAAAACTATAAAATAAATAGAGATGCTGGTGACATAGGTATAGAATGGAAATGGATTGAGGAATTACATGAAGGAACTAGAATTGGTAGAGATATATACATTAAATGTAGACCAGTACCGAATCAATTTAAATCTATATCGGATTATGGAATGCATCATAAACTGGAATACATAGGTGTTACTTATGATAGTTTAAATTCAGAAATGACAAGTGTTGTAGATAGATTAAAACAAATGCAGTATTACTATAATGTAATTATGTATAGATTAGAAGAATTACTATCTTCTGATATGGGTAAAAAAGTATTCTTTAATATGAATATGATTCCATCTTTCCCTGGTGGAGAATCTAATAGAATTACAACCTGGTTAAAATATTTAAAGGAATTAGGAATTGGATTTTATGATCCAAATGAAGAGGGTAATAAAAGTCAAGATGGTAATGCAGGTTCAATTGCTAAGGAAGTTGATATGTCATTAGTATCTGATATTACTAGGTATATGGAGTATGCTGAATATGTAGTTAGAAAAGCAAGAGATCTTGTTGGAGTAAACGATCAAATGCTTGGTCAAATTGCACCAAATGAAGCTGTAAGAAATACTCAACAAGCAATATCTCAATCTAGTTATGTATTAGAACCAATGTTTGTAATTCATAATACAGTTAAACAAAGGTTAATTACTGAGTTATTACATAAGTCAAAAACGTATTATCAAGAACGTCAGCCTGAAGTGTTACATTATGTTTTAGACGATAATACTCTTGAGATAATTAAAACTGATCCAGAATTATTAGCCGAGTCTAGTTACGGATTATTTGTTAGTGATAATAGTAAAGCATTTGAATTAAAAGAAACAATTAATCAATTAGCTCATGCCGCAATGCAAAATCAGATGATTGATATGTCACAGGTAATAGATATATTAAATACAGAAGATTTATTAGTAGCTAAGGAAAAATTAGAAGAATCAGAAAGAATTAAATCTAATCAAAAGCAACAAGAACAAAAATCACAACAAGAGCATGAAGCTAGATTATTAGAAGAACAAAAGAAATTAGAAAAAGAAAGACAAGATTTTGAATTAGTTAAAATAAGAACAACAGGAGAAGAGGAAAGAAAGAACATAACATTAAAAGGTCAATTTGATTTACAAAAACAAGCAATGTTATCAATTGGATTTGATATAAACAAAGATGTAGATAACGATGGTACACCAGATGTATTAGAAGTATACAAAGCAGGAGTAGATGCGAAAGTACAAGCAGCGAAATTAGCATTAGATAAAGAAAAGTTAAATCATCAAAAAGAAGTTGATCAAAAGAACTTAGAATTAAGTAAACAGAAAAATGATAATGATTTAGCTAAAATTAACGTAATGAAGAATAAATCAAGTTCGTAAACGCTAAAAACAACAATTAAGTAAGTTAAGTAAATTAAAAATATTTAAATTAAAAATCAGTAACTTAAATTAAAACATAAACTTAATTATCAAATAATAAAAAGTTTATGTTTTAATTTTATAATTTTGCATTAATCAAACAAAAACAAATTTCAATTATTTATGAATACTAATCCAATTAATGATTGGAATCAAGAAGATGATTCTAATTATGAAGTTTATGTCCCAGGAGCTGATAGTTCTAATGAAGATGCAACTTCTAATACAGAAGATGAATCTGAAGCAGTAGTAGAAGGAGAAGATCCTGATTATGAATTTTTCGTACCTGGATCAGATGAAGTTGCTGATGCTCCAGCTGATGTAAAAGATACAAAAGATATATCATCAACTATCAATAGTGCACATGTTAAATTAGCTAAAGATTTAGCTCAATTAGGTGTATTAGATATTAATGATGATGTTGAAATCAATAATGAAGAAGATGTTTTATTTCATGTTAAAAACACTATAATGAGTAAAGCAAACGG